GGAATGGTCTTCTTAAGTTCATCAATCATTAGGTGCATGACATCCATATTAAGGTTGTCAGTAGCAGACTCATAATCACCGGAAAGAAAGTGAGTTCCATTCCAACTCTCAATTACATTGAGAGGAATAGTTGGAGTTCCAGTCAATTTAAAGCAAGGGTAATCCTGTAAGGATCTCCACATTGCTATTTGAATTGGTTTAAGAACCCAATTATCCTCTTCACCTTTTGTTATAATTCGAACCTTAAGTGGTTCGGGTATAGCATGGGCCATTACTTTTGGTAATGTCTCAGGTGGTGTTATTGGGAATTGAATGGTAATACCTGGCTCTCCAAAATCTCCCTTAAGGAGAGTTTGAGAGATGAAAGGTGTTTCACGTCGTTTTCTGTGTTCAGTGATTAGAAAGTCTAATAAGAAGTTGAGAAGAGAGTCGAGGTCATATGAGACCACCTTTGGTGGTGCAGACAATGGATCAAGATGTTTGACTTCAAACGTTTGGACCTGATAAATTCCTCGAACCTTAGACTCTATTTTAAAAGCGGGAAAGACCCGTCTTTGAAGAGCTAAGATATCCTTGAATTTTTCTTTTCCAAAACCGACCATACCAGCCATTTTGCCCTCATTTGAAGATAAGAAAAGGAAGTCACTTGTGAACTTCCTTCCTTTCTCTTTAATGTCGGCCATTGGCAGAATATAGTCTATGTTTGAACACATCTGCAGTATTTCTTTTTCATCATCAACTTCATCGTTACTAAAGGCGAAAATATCGTCAATAGCAGCGATGAGTTGATTCCTATAACCATCCCAATGCTTAGTTGCAATGGAACGACTATAGTAGTCGTTTGGAAGACAGCCAAATCTTTCGCAAAGACGTCTAATAAGACGACTAGCGATAAATGATTTGCCAACTCCTGGACGACCAAAAAGATGAAGAACTACTGGATCTATTCTGTAATCACCACTATGGCGATTCTCATGACCACCGGTACGAAATCTGTTTTGAGATTTTAAATATGATAAAAGTCCACCACTAGACTTCTTACAATTAAAGTAAGCAGATCTAGTTGGTAACTTAGTCTCATCATTAACATATCTCGAAACATTTTCCGCAAATTCCCTAAAGTATGGTCTCATAAGATCGAGAACATACTTGGGGGTCTCTCCTACAGCAGTGAGAGTCCTCCTGTGCTTCTCATAAGCACATTGGATCATAGAGGATGGAACTTTCTCTGCAAGGTCTTTACTTTGCAGAAGATTCCATAAAATAACATTCTTGCGACCAGGTCTCTTATAGATCTTCCTTAGAAGTCTTAGAGTTCGTGGTTGAAAAATGTTCTTCGCTTGATCCCAACCTTCAGGTAGTTCTTGGTTAAGTTCTTTTGAAAAGAATGTAGCCAAGGACAACTTGAAAATCTTTGGTAGCTGGGATAGTTCAATATCTTGAAATTGAATTTCAAGAAATTGTATATAACTATCTTTACAGCAGTAGATTCCATATCTACGACAAAATGCCACAAGGCATTCGGTAAATCCTTTAATCTGTTGTGATTTTATAATCGTAGCACTTAAGGTTATGCCTTTCCTTGCTTTACCCCTCAACTCCCTCTTTCGAGTCAGCTGTTGAGCGCTGGATTTAATATTGTGTATATTCATGATTTAAATTCAGACAGGATTGTATAGCA